TCTGGACACGCTTCTTTGTCTCTCAGGTCCTTTACCGTAATTTGCATCTCACCCTCCCCACGCTATGGCCCCGAACACGGAGCCGAAAATCACCACGGCCAACACCCACTCCACCCACGAGGGCCAGGAATAGTCAGTCATCCTCCCTCCTGAAATGCCGACAGGACTCGGCGCTTTGGTTCATATCAATCCCCTCTCCTCAGCCAGCCACGCGGGGATCGCCAGCATCCCTTCGTCACCCCACTTACTCTCCCGGTCCACCTGGCTGTCACTGTGTATATGCTTGAAAGGTATCCAGACTTTCTTGCCTCCGTCAGCCCTTACGAGGACGGCCCGGCTGCTTACGGCTATGACGTCAACGGCTATGTATTCGATGTCACTTTCGTCACACAGATAACAATCGTGAAGCACATGCGCGTTCATGCTGCCCTCCTGAGGCTCGTCAGCAGCTCACCAAGCCTCGTGTTCCTTGCATCCTCACGGTTCGACCTCACGGCCTGTTTGAGGGCCTTCTGGGTGCCAAGGAGGACGCAACACTCCCTGGCTCTGGTGATGGCCGTGTAGAGTAGGCGCCTCTGCAGCATCATCCAGTGAGTCGTGTGCACGGGCATCACAACGCAGGGGAACTCGCTACCCTGGCTCTTGTGCACGGTCAGCGCGTAGGCTGGCCACAGATCGAAGAGATCGCGCTTCTGGAATGCGACAGTCCGCGGTTGTCCTGAGATCCCGAAGTCGACATCGATGCTCGAATGCTCAAGGTCCATGTCCACGACAAAGCCGACCTCTCCGTTGAAGACCTGGAGGCGGTAGTTGTTGCGGACCTGGATGACCTTGTCGCCATGTCGTAGTATCCGGGTCTGCGAGCTCTTCGAGGGTTTGCCTTTCTTCCCGCGCTTACCGACCCGGATTTCGGGCTTGCCCTTCGATGCGGGATTCAGAGCCTCCTGCAAAGCGACATTGAGAGGGCCAGTCCCGCACGGTCCGCGCTTCATCGGAGCCAGGACCTGAACCTCGTGAATCGGATCCCACCCGGAGTCCGGGAGGACCTCGGTCACGAGCTCCATGATTCTCATGGCAATATGCTCCGGGTCGGTTTCCGCTGCATACGGGAACCACTTCAGATCGTCGGTGTCGTTATCCGGAGTCTCCCATCTACCGCGGATGACGTTGTGGGCCCCGCGGATGATGGCCGAGCCTTCCGCCTGGCGCATGATGACGGACAGCCTGACCACCGGGACCTTGTCGGATTCGATGATGTCTCGAAGGACCTGGCCCGGGCCCACGCTCGGGAGCTGGTCCACGTCGCCCACCAGGATCAGGGATGTTGTCGATGGGTCGATCGCTGAGCACAACGCGTTCATCAGTTCCACGTCCACCATGGACGCCTCATCCACAACAACGACGTCATGGTCAAGGGGGATCAGGCCGTTACGTCGGAAGCCCTCGTCTGGGTGGTATTCGAGGAGGCGGTGGAGGGTCTGGGCCTCGTGGATCCCCATGGCCTCATTCATGCGCTGCGCGGCCTTCCCGGTAGGAGCTGCCCACCCGACTCTCAACTTGGCCGCTTGCCACCGTTCACGTAATGCCTGGAGTGTGTAGGTTTTCCCAGTGCCGGGCCCTCCGGTGAGCACCAGGAGGCGGTGTTCCTGGGCCAGCTCGACGGCGCGTTGTTGTTCGGAGGTGAGGGTCACACCAACTCCTTCAGCCTCTCAGCCACAATGTCTTCCGCGATCCACAGCGACGGCAGGGCCAGACGGCCGTCCACGCGAGTCAACAGTCCTTCGCCCAGGGCCCCGATGCCCTCCTGGAGTTTCTCGGCACTCAGACCCACCTGGTCGCGGCGTTCAAGCAACTCATCCTCAGTGAGGTAGCAATGGCCCTCGCCAGCCGCCTCCTCGAGGAGATGGAGGACAGCGGCCCGTGCACGCCTGATATCGTCTCTGGGCACGCCCACGCGGGCAGCGATGCTGTCCACGGTCTTGAACCCGAAGCCCTTTATTTCGGTGATGACCTGGTAAGGATTTTCCTTGAGGACCTGGGAGGCCCTGGGCCCGTATCGCTGAATCAACCTGCCGATTTGCCACTGCGTCAACCCATACCGATACAGGTCCACCATGAGCCCGGCCCGCTCCTGATACCGGTGGGCTTCTTCGCGGATAACGCCCGTCCGCCGTTCGTTGATGCCCTTGATGACAACGAGCTTCTCCGGAGTCTTGAAGACCACCTGCAGGGCGTCCTGGCCCCACTCGTCTACGATCTTCTTCGCGCGTGAGGGCCCCACGTTGGGGAAGGCTCCGGACCCCAGCAGTCGTTCCATCCCGCGAATCGTCGAGGGCTGGACGGACGTCGCCTTGTGGACGCGGAACTGTATGCCCCACTTCGGGTCATCGCTCCACTCGCCCTCGAAGGCGTAGGTGCATCCAGGGTCCAGCACGGGTACGACCCCGACGATAGTCCGGACCTCCCCGCCGTCGTCGTCTACGATCGTGGCCACGGTCCAGCCCGAATCGGATCGGTGTCTCACGTGGTCCAGGACCCCTTGGAGGGTCCCGGATGCATCGTGACTGTTTGTGGCGGCGGGGAGGGCCATGGACTACCTCACTTCCTGGCGAACGCGGAGTTCTTGAATCCGCCGCCCTTTTCCGAGCTCTTCTTGTCGGGTTCGGGCTTCTCGTCTTTCTCATCGTCCTCGCCGTTGCCGCCATCGGGCCCGGCGTCACCATCGGACGGCGCCGGTGGCTCGTCATCTCCCTCGTCTTTCGGTGGGAAGTCGGTGGCATCATCGAGGTTCTCCGGCTCTTCGGGCTCGACTGCGGTCGGGTCCACGTCCTGGAAGCTCGCCATCAGGCTCTCGATCCCTCCGACCAGCATCTCGATCGTGTCGTCGTCCACGGGCTCGAAGTCACTGAACGTCGGCAGGTAGTAGGTCTCCTTCTCCCGTGACCCGAGCTCGAAGCTCACGCACAGGTTCGCAGGCACGCCACCCTTGTGGTGCTTCATGGCCTGGACCTTGAGGTTGGTTCGGCCCTTGCGCCACGGCGGGATCCCGGTGCGCCTGATGTTGAAGACGAAGGGAAGTTGGTCGTCAATGTCCCACAGGAGCAGGGTGTAGATCTCGGAGCAGTCGGGCTTCTCCCTGTTCTTTCCCCACTTCGAATGCTTGCACCGAGCGCACGCCTGATCGTCCGGGATCTCGTCGCTGTCATCCTCGCGGCGGGTCCGTGTCTTGCCGTCGAGGCTCACGCAGTACGGGGGTTCCTGCTCATCCGCCTTGGGGTCGAATGTCGGAAGGTACGCCCTCGAGAATTTCTGGGACAGCAGGACGCAGCGCACCGTCTCCTTCTGGGTCATTGCGACCGCGTCGGTGATCAGTCCCCTCGTGAGATCAGCGTCCTTGGCGTCCTGGCTCGCTACGTACTCGATACGCCGCAAGGGCAGGGTAGCTCCCAGGTTCTGGTCCGCGTCGTTGACGTCCATCAGCGCGAAGGGGTTGTGGTCGAGACCCATCCCGGCCAGGGCTCCGCCCTTAGAGGGCTTCCAGACTTCCACGGCACTGTTTTTCTTGGCACACATGGTTCATTCCTCCTAATAGAGTTCAGGCCGCCTCAGCGGCAGCCTTCGTTACCTCATGCATACTGATGACGGTGACATCGTCAGCTCCGGTCACGGTGTAGGCCGGGCGAGTACCCATCCCTGCCACCAGGACCTGATCAAGGACCTCGCTGGCGACCATGTTCGAAACGGTCTCGATGAAGGGTTTCAGATTGATGGGGTCGAGGACCTCGATCTTGTCCATCATCAGGACCTTGACGGGTGGATCCCGGAGGTCGCATAGCGCATACCCCAACGCCAGCGCTGCCATTGCGAACTCGCCGGTACTGAGCCGGTGGAGTGGTACCCAGGCCGCCTCGTCTTCGGAGCCCGTGTCGCGGCTGAAACCAAGTTGGAACCTGGGCTCGAACCGGGCCTCGAATGTCCCGAGGTAATCTCCGATGACGTCGGTGACCCTAGACACTACGGGCTCGACATAGCTGGACACGACTTCTCGTCGGATACAGATGAGGGCCGCTTCCGCGTCATTGAGGGTCTTACGCCATTCCTGGTAGGCGTTGTGCTCGTCTTCCGCGACGTCCCTGGCCTTTATGGCCTTACGGGCCTGCCGCTCCTCGGCCCTCAGTTCCTCGGCGACCTGGCGATATTCAGCCAGGCGCTCCTTCCTTCCTGATATGAAACCGTTGAGCTTCTTCAGCTCAGCACCAGGCTTCGACATTTCATCGAGCTTCTTCCGTGCTTTCTTCAGACCCCTCGTCTGTGACGCGATATCGGTCATGAGTTCTTCGACCCTGCCCTCGAGTCGGATGCCCTTGTCGTCGTTGGCTGTTTGCTTTTCGATGAGAAGCTCGATCGCATGCTTCTTCTCTTCGACCTTCTTCTCCCAGGTCTGCAATGCGGCGGCCGCCTCACGGGTCGCCTTACCATGCGCCTGGGCCTCATCGGTCTTCTCCTTCAGTTCGGTCCGGACCTTGTAGTGCTGGTCGGTCAGCTTCTTGACCGCGGCCTTTTTCTTGTCGCGCGCCTTCTCCATCTTGGCTTTTTTCTGGGTCAGGCTGCCGACGAGGTCCGGAGCGGCCTGCCCGCACTCAGGGCAGACGCCGTCTTTATACTGACTCAGCCGTTCGTTGAGGTCCTCGGCACGATTGTTTTCAACCGCGTACTTCTCCCTTGCGGTACTGAGCTTCTTGCCGATGGCCTCAATCATCTTCTCGAGGACGCCGAAACCGCCCTGGTCCTCGAGCGCTTCAGGCGCGTCGATGCCGAGCCCATCGGCCTCCAACATCTCGACGTCATCCTTGAGCAGTCCGATATCGTGCTCGAACCCTTCTTTCAGGTTGAGGGCCTCGTCGATTTCGGCTCTGACTTCGCGCGTCTTCTTCTTTGCCTTTTCGATGGAATCCCGACGTTCCTCGATGTCCTGCTCAATCGACTCGCGCTCGGCTCCCCGGGCGTCAATCCGGCCCAGCTCCTCCTGGCCACTGGCCAGCTCCGACTCGACGAGAGAGACTTCCTTCTCAGCCTGCTCGAGCTCGACAGGATCGGGGAGCTCAGGGATCTCGGCGTGTCGGATCCGGTTGGCCTCGATGACGCCGCGCCGGCAGTCGGTCTTTGCCTCCGAGATCCTGGTGTCGAGAAGACCCAGGAGAGGAAGGGGTCCTTCGCAGTCCTCGGGGATCTCGACGATGTCCGGCTCATCATCGATATCGGGGACATTGCTCCTGAGGTCCTCGATGACCTGCTCCATGGTCCAGGGGGATGCCCCGCCTCCGCGCGCACACAGGTCCAGGACGAAGTCGCGCAAGTCATCGGGCCGCATGGACAGCAGCGACGACAGGTCAAGGCTCGCCACGAAGTCTCCGTAGCGGTCCTTGATGGCCTGGTCGTGGTCTTCGTTCTTCGAGGATGTTGAGTTCTCCCCGAAGTTGGCACGGACGCGGCTTTGGATACCGAGAAATTCGCGTCGGACCTCACCACCCTCGTCATCGCGGATCACCACGCCCCAGCGTCTGGACGGTCCCGCAAGGGTCTGCATGGTGGCTGCGTCCATCTGTGAAGGGCGGTGCCCGGGCAGCATGCCGGTGAGCCCGATATAGAAACCTTCGAGGACCGTGGTCTTCCCGGCGCCGTTGTAGCCGATGAGGATGGTGGCAGGACCGGAAAGCCCGATAGTCGTGGTCAGGCCCTTGAAGTCCTGGAGTTGAATCTCGATGAAACGCATATCAGGTTACCTCCTCTTCCTATTCAGGAGCATCTTCATCAGCTTCGAAAACCCGAAGTCACGTTTCTGGTGTCTCGGATTTGCATTTCGTCTGAGGTTTGCTCGAATCTTTCTGGCGACCTCGCCATGACGCTGCTTCCTGAGAAATGAACGCTTGCTTGACATGCCCGGTCGCCTCCTTACGCTGCCATCTTCTTTCTGGACTCGGGAAGGTGGACCAGGCCGGCGGCATGGATGCGTTGGAAGACCTGAACGAGGGGTCTGGTGTCCTGGACGAGGTTGTATTCCTTGATCTCGCCCCAGCGCTCGTCGAGGTAGAAGCCGTAGACCTGTGAGCCGTCCATGTTTCCGCTCTTGCTTTCGATGCCGAAGGCCCGGCATATGGCCTTGAGGTTGGACCCCTTCAGCTTCTGGGGATCCCAATCGTCCACCCATCGCTGGATGTCGAAGTTCGGCCAATGTTGGCCCCGCCTGGTCGTGAAGTCCTTCGAGACGCGGACACCGAGGATGGCCGAGCGCTTGTTCAGGAACGGGATGTCGAACTTCGTGCCGTTGCAGGTGATGATCCCGTCGACGTCGGACAGGGTCTTCCAGGTCTCCTCGAGGAGCAGGCGTTCCGCCTCGTCCGGGTCCTCTCGGTAGTCGGCCTCCATATCGTCGAGGCAGAGCACCCCGCTGAGGTTGGCGCCGTCGTCGAGAGCCAGGCAGCAGACCCGGCCCAGCAGTGGGCTCAGGGAGCAGGTCTTGGTGAGGCCGTCCTCCCAGCGCTTCTGCTGATCTTCGATGTTGGCCTGGATCTTGGCTTCGTCCTTCCAGTTCGAGGGCGCCTTGAAAGGCTCGTCAGGTCCCTCCTGGATGATGGCCGCCATCAGGTCCTCGTTCGGGATGGTCTCGGTATCGAGACCGCAGATGATGTTGTTGCCGCTCATGTGACCTCCTTGTCGTTTTCCCGATCCTCCCTATCCGACGTCCAGCCGAGACCGTAGAGACCGGCACATCCGACGGCGACCCAGAACATAGGGATCCACCACCAATGGGCGGCCGGTTCCGCGGCGCAAGAGGGTGAAGAGATGAGGGGGTTGGGGGACAATGTAGACACCAGCTCGGGGACGTCGCCGCATGAGGAGTTCTGTGTTGCGATGAAGCCGAAGATTCCGACGATGACCACGAACCAGAAGAATCCGGCTCGCCGTTTCGCTCGTTTGCTCAGGCTACTTCGCATACCTATACCCCCGCGCTAGATCTGTCCCTTCACTGAAGACTATCCGTTTCGCCTTCGCCTCGAGGGGTCTGTCAGCCGCGCCGTCCCTGTTGCCGTCATGCCCACGATGCGCTCCGAGGAGCTGCTGGTCGGGTTGCCCGGGTCGCCTACGGCCTGGAGCTTCAGGCCCGGGTCTCCTTCCCGCGGGTCAGGCAAGCAGGTTGTCAGCCCTCGCCCCTGTGAGGTGAGGTTCTAGAGTGGATGGTATTTGCAATAAGTTAATAAGTCAAGATTAAATTTGCAGATAGCAGATATTCGGGCAAGTTTTCAGTCTGTATGGAAAAATGTAGAAATTCAAATAGCTAAGGTATCGGTCGATTCTCAATCGTTCTTTTTTTCTCCTTACATTGGCAGCTTGCCCTGCAATACGCTCTGTTTCCTTTTTGTTTCAGTTTTTCTTTGTGACATTCACTGAATCCTCTCTTGATGCATGCTAAACGGTTGTCGCCGTAAGGCTGAGGATGGTTAGTTTTACATGCCAGTTCCCAGGCCCACTTGCATTCGCAAAAATTCTTGAGTTTCTTATTTTTCGGTTCGGGATTCTTTGGGTATTCTGTCCATGGCATTTTAGAAAAATGTTTCCGCTTGCATTTGGTTTTGCATCGTTGGGATCGGTTTGAACATACACTGAATTGACCTGTTCTTTCTACGCAGGTGATCCCTTGATCTTCACAACGCCAACAACAACGTTCTTGAAGGCATGCTTTCTCACATTCTCTATGTGTTACTGGTTTGCCTTTTGAAATTTTTCCCAACGCTTTGTTGCTAACAAAACCTGTACCAATCATTATGCAAACAAGAAAAATGGCTGCTTGGGTATTGGGGATCATTGCTTGGTAGCCTCCTCAATTATCGCCAGGTTCGCAAGGCCCATATCCAGAAGTTCGGAGTACTCAGCGATGTCCCTAGACAGGTCTGGATGATCGGCGGCCAGTTGAGCAATCTTGTCTTGGGCTGTCGTCACAGCGTTCTTCATGGCGCGCATGGTTTTCAGTTTTGATCTTTTGTTCTCCGCCTGTTGAACGATGCGGGCCGCTTCATCCATGACTATCTCACAACGCCGGTGCTGGTATTCTTCGAGCGCAACCGATGGCGCTGGCTCGAATGGCATGATGCCCAATTCCTCGTATTTCATTAGGTATTCCACATGTTGGAGTAACAAGTCACAACGGGACAGTCTGGTCTCGAATGCCTTGCTCTTTTCCACCAGGCGCGCCGATTCCTCACCTCCCTGGCTGTCCTGACGTTCGTCGTCCTGGAACAAGCTCTCCTGGTGGAAGCTGATGGGCAATAGAGGAAGCTTGTAGGCCTCGATATCGCCTTTCAGACACTCGAGTGTTTCAAGATCAATCTGAGGAAGCTCTTCGCTTGCCCAGATGCAGATCCGAAAACCGTCTTCGAATGTTGCACCGCAAGTGCTCGCGGACCACAGCGGCAACCGTGCACCACCCATGAAAAAAGATGGTGTCTCGGCAGCCGCTGCCGAAAGGACAGAAGACATCCACACCGGATCGATCAATGAAGAGTCCGAGTACGAAGTCGAACTCTTCGGTGGATTCGTCGTCATTCCATCGGACATGTCGCGCCAGGACGACGTCTCCATGCTCGGGGATCCCGCCGGGTTCGACCAGGATTTTGTCTCCCGCGCAGAAATCGGGACTGGAATAATCTCCGACCACTCCGAGAATGACGGGCTCTCGGTCTCCAGGGTCGATGTAGGACTCGACTGGTTGAGTTCCTTCGTTTCCTGGAGCGCCCTCATTAGGTAAGCATGTGAGGCCTTGACCATTTCTGGCATCGAGTCCCCCATCCCCAGCTTGCCGGCGAAACTGCCCATTGGCGTTCTCACCGCACCACAGATTACGACCTCTTTCATGATTACCTCCATTGTTAGGAGCCTTTCCCTGTTCCGGTCCTCGTTTCACTGTGTCCTCCTGGACATATGAAAAATACTTCCGCCGGCGGTGAGAGAACCCACCAACGAAAGCAACTAGGGCCACGAAGAAGCTTTGGATGATTGTGTTGGAAAACCCTACAGGGATGAATTGCAACTGATATTCAAAGAACCTATGAAGACATCTGAGTGCCCTCGTCTTCTTCTGATTCCTTGTTGTCTTCGCCTGGATGTATGAACTCTTCGACCAGACTTTGGTAGCGACGCCGCATGTTTCTGCTTATGTGCTTGACCACTACTCCGGTAATCTTCCAGTGGATGTCCATGACCTTGGTCGGGTATTTCGTTCTGTTCAGGGGGACCAGGAGTTCGAAGCCCCTCTGCTGCAAGTAGACCTTCACGGTGGCCAATTGTTTTTCGTTTCCGTCCGGATGGTATTCGACAACAACTACATCACCGGATGTAGGGGTCTCGCCACGCTTCACGACCAGACGATCGCCATCGAAGAACTCGGGTCCCATGGAGTCTCCGGAGATCTCGATGACATTACACTTATCGTCAGGGCCTTCAGAACTCCACTCCCAATACTCAGGATCCCCAGCCACTTCCTCGACGACCTCATCGGCTGGGCCGGCGATCACGTGAGCTCGGACAGGGAGGCGGTAGTGAGGTTGAGAAGTGTGCAGAAGGGCGCCGTCCAAACTCGGAACACCGGTCATGCCATGGAATTCTACAAACTGCAGATTACCTACGGGAACTTCTAGAGCTAAAGCGATCTTTACCCAATCACTATGGGTGCCAGGTTTTTGAGCATTGGCCAATTCAGACAAGTATCCAGGAGAGATACCTGTGGCATCAGCCAGATCCAACAGCTTCCAACCCTTTTTAGATAGAACCTTTTTCAGACTGTTTGGAAAAACCGCACCAATACCCAAACTATCCAAGGTGACTCCGAGAGCCGTAGCGACGCGAGTCAAGACTTCAATGGTTCCAGAGCGTCGCCCTGTCTCTATCTGGGAAAGGAATGGGATCGAAATCTCGGCTTTTTCAGCAAGAACGCCCTGAGACCAATCCATTTGCTTTCGAAGTTCACGGATTCTATTTACTGGATCCCGCATTATCACTATTTGCAATAAGAAAGAACTTTTGTCAATTCATTAGAATCCTTGTCAACAATTTGCAACCAGGTTTGCACTTGACAAATTAACGGAATGCAAATACTATCCGAGTTGGAGATTGAAAATGACACTTCCACAATTCTTAACTCACCAAGGTATCAATCAGCAACGGGCGGCAGCACGGTTGGGTATTTCTCAAGCATATCTCTGTCAGTTGATAGCAGGCCAACGCCGCCCCTCTCCCCCTCTCGCTGCCCGAATCTCGGCTGCCACGAAAGGTCGAGTCACGGTAGCGGAGCTTCTGTATCCCGACGGAATTCCCAAAGGGGCGGTGCTGATGGAGCCGGAAAACGGAGAAGGCAAAGCCGCAAGAGAAGCTGCTTAGGGTTTCGATATGCTTTTTCCTCCTGTTGACAGGGTTGCGCGTATTCAACGCAAGCCTATCACGGGAGGGTGGCCCGGGCTCACTCATCGGGTTGTTCCCCCTGTCCTGGCGAGTGATCTCGAGGCTTTCCGGTGTCGGGGTCCTTTTCATCGCATCGCAAGCGAGGGCCCCGGCGCCGGCTGAACGCGGAGAAGCCTGGCTTCTTCGAAGCGAATAGACGTAAGACCCTGGCGGGTCGATCCTCGTCATCCCCGATGCTCGTATCGGTCGGGGATTCGACCTCGCTGGGTTGGCTTTTTATGAACGCGATGGGGGTTATGACGGCTTCATCCTTACCCAGGCTCAACCGGACGAACCGATGGTCGGGGTCGACGTACAGGTTGAACTTCCGGTCTTCGCGGTCCCGATCGTCCCCATTGTTATCGTCGCCGTGTCCCATCTCGTTCCGATACTGGCACCCCAACACTGGCGTTGACAAGCAAATAATCGAGGATTGATTCGCAAATGAGCAAACGACCTCCCCTGGCCTCCACGTTCTACAAGTTGTTTCGAGGCCCTCGAGCTCTGGCCTCGATGGAAGAGCTGGCGGAGGTTCTGGGCATCAACCTCTCGACAGCCTACCGCAAGACGAACGGTGAACGTCCGATAACGGCCTCCGAGATCATCCATGTGTGCAACGCCTTCTCGACTCACGAACCGATCAGGGTCCTGGCCTCGAGGGTCGGATACAGGCTGGTTCCGGTCGAGGGGGACCCGACCGATATCGAGCCTAACGTCCTCATGGTCAAGGTCGCTCAGCTCACGAAGGAGACTGGCGAGGTCGCCTCCGAGGTCCTCAAGGCCGCGGAAGACCATGTGATTGACACGGCCGAGGCGGTGAGGCTCCGGAAGGAACTCTCGGACGTCGGAGAAATCGTCAACGTACTGATTGCCGCGATAGACGAGCGGCTCAACCCGAAGGCACAACGGAAGGCTTCATGAAAAACTGGCAGCAAGCCATTGACGAGATCAAGCGCAAGACCGCGATCAAGGACGCTTTTGCCGAAGCCGGCACCGAATTGCAGCGCAACGGTCACGGCCTGATCGGGGTCTGTCCCTTCCACGAAGACTCAGACCCGAGTCTCCATGTCTACCCCGAAGACGGGCATTATCACTGTTTCGGATGTGGGGCTCACGGTGATATCTTCGACCTCTACCAGTTCATCCACAACACCGACTTCGGGGGTGTAATCAAGACCCTGGCCCAGCAGTTCGGGGTCGACCTTCCTGAAAACACTCCGGAGCAGATCATCGCGGAGGAGAAGCGTCGGGCCACATCTCGTCTCCTCAGGGACATACAGATCGAGGCCGAGAAGCACCTGTGGTCGAAGAGGGGAAAGAAGGCCATTGAGTACCTGCATGGCCGCGGGCTCGCAGACGAGACCATCAAGAAGGCGCACCTAGGGTACTGGCCGTCCGGGAACGCATCGAAGGCCCTGCTCAAGGGCGATCGCTATGCCCGTGATCAGCTCAGGGACGTGGGATTTCTGGCCAGCTCCAGGGACGACGATCGTGAATACGACCTCATGTACAAATGCATCCTGTTCCCGGTATTCGACCGTGACCAGGTCGTCTACATGACCGGGCGCAAGATTGACGGCAAGGGGCACCGGAAGCTCAAGGGCCGAAAGGCCCCGGCGCTCTACGGTACGGAGGACCTCAAGGGAGCGCTTGCGGGGGTCATAGTCTGTGAGGGCGAGATCGATGTTCTGACGCTGCGCCAGGCCGGGCTTACTGCCGTGGGTCTCCTCGGCGCCGGCTCGCGTGCCGGCGAAGCCGCGCGACTGCTCGCACGCGCCGACCAGGTGGCCTTGATGCTGGATCCGGACGAGGCTGGCGACAAGGGCATGAGGAGGCTTGCGCTTGAGGTCGGAACCCGGGCCCTGGTGGTCCACCCCGCGTATCCCGAGGGCTGCAAGGACCCGAATGACATGCTGCAGAAGGTGGGTCAGGACAAGCTCGTGGAGTTTCTGGGCGACGTGTTGTCCGAGGCGGAGCCCTACCTGGACTGGGTTCAGGCCCGTATCCTCGATGACACCGATCCCATCAACCAGGCCCGGCGTATTTCTGACGAGATGATGCCCTTCGTGGCCGGGCTTCCGAAGCTCGAGCAGGACGTCATCATCAGCCGGCTGGCGAAGACGTTCAAGCTATCCAAGACCGGTCTCCGGACCGACCTGAAGGCGGTAGCGGGTCACCTTCAGGAAAGGCAGGAGAAGGAGCGGGCCGAATCCGGGGAAGGCGAGGCCCCGAAGAGCTGGGGCGCCATTCTCCTGGACCGCCTGTCCGACCATTATCAGGGTCTGTTCTACGAACGTGGCAATGAAGGGACCTCACTGATCCTGTATTCGCCGCGGCGGAACGAGACGGTCCCGGTATCGTTGGCGAATACCCGTCAGATCACATCTGCGATGGCTCCGGAGCTCGGGGACGTCACGGCATGGGTTCTGGCGCAGATACCCGGCATGGAGGCCCGCCAGGCGTCCCTGGTACTCCTGGGCGCCCTGCAGCGCATGGTCTTCGACCTGAAGTCCAGGGGTGGGCTTACGGTAGTGGCAGAAGGCCTCCACGTCCTGGGCGAAGGCAGTGAAAGGACGGTCCTGTTGGTGGACCGGGGCATGAGGCTGATACGGCGGAAGGGGAAGTGGGAGCAGCTCGGGACCCCGATCATCGACGAGAAGTACTTTATCGAGCAGCACCGCGACATGGCGGGTTGGTTGCCGAGTCCCTGGGACATCGATGTCCTGAATGCACCGCTGAAGTACTCCCCCGAGGAAGCCCTGGGGCTGGTTCAGGACGCATTGGAGCGGGCATGGGAGTTCAGGGACGGGTGTGACCCCCAGATACACGCGCTGTTGTTGTTCGCGCTGCCCTGGGTCGAGATGTTCCCGAGAAAGCCGTTCATCCACGTCCGGGCCCCGTCATCGTCCGGGAAGTCTCGACTCATCGCAGGGTGGTATGCCGGCAGGATCCCGGGGATGCCGGGGGGCATGCTCCCCTCGAGCTACTTCACCACGGACGCGTCGGCATCGGGTCTGACATCCCTGCTCGGCAACTCATCGTTGACCACCATCCTCGACGAGTTCGAGGGTAGCGAGACGGACAAGAGTCGGATTGCCGAGATCCTCAGGGTCCTCAGGGCATCGGCCCTGGGCGGCGCCGGCCGGCTTCGCGGGACCAGGGACCTCGGGGCCAGGCAGACGCGTCTGGACCTACCGTGTCTGGCAGCCAGCATCGAACCGATTGGAGACAGGGACGCCGACGTGAACAGGTGGTTCGTCACCGAGCTGGTGCACGTGCACCGCCGGGATCCCCCCGAGCAGATCCTGAGGCGGTGGATCAAGGATCGGGGTGTGGACCTCGAGGAGCTCAGGAAGTCGGTTCTCTTTGGCCTGGTGGACAGGCTGGCGGAAGTCCGGGCGGCATACGACGAGATCAGCAACGACCCCGACCTTCCAGGCAGGGATAGCATCGACGCGAGATATCTCGAGAACGTCTATCCGATCCTGGCGGTGGCGAGGGTGCTGGGACGGGACTGGCGCGACCTGGCCTGCAGGATTGCCGAAGAGAAGCAGCAGGATTTCCAGGAGGTGACCGAGAATCGCCGTGGCAACCGGCTGCTCAGAGCGGTCCTTCACGCGCCCATCGAGTGGAAGAAGTGGGAAGACAGACCGATCGAGCGGACCACCATGGGGTCGATTATCGAAGAGGGGATCAGTAAAGACAGGGTTCGTTTTCCGGAATACGGGGTGATTCTGGAGAATGACCCCCTCGTAGAGGGGGCCATTCTAATCTGGGTGAACTGGGATACCGCCGGAAGGTCGGTGCTCAGGGACACCGAGTTCAAGGCTCTGCTCCCCACCCACCTGACAAAGCTCGCCAGGGACTGCGATTCCTGGGTCGATCACACCAACAAGCGCCTTGAAGGAAGTAAGGCGAATACCCCCAAGAAGGCGACGGCTTTTCGGATCCGCGCGGAGGACTTCTCAAATGTGTAGCGGTGTAGCGGCTAGAAAAATGCGTCATTATGAAACGTTCCGCTACATCCGCTACACCACTATCCAATCATTACATCCGGTTACGAAACGGTGTAGCGGTGTAGCGCCAAATCTACACGCGCGAGTGCGCGCGAGGGAAAAAAAATCGGTTCTGAGGCCATCTGGGAAATCCCCGTTTTTTTCTTGCAGCCTCATGCGCGCGCGAGGGAAAACGCCGCTACACCGCTACATGTCACTTAACCTAACGGAAACACACGGCAATTTTGTAACGCCCTCACAAAACCCTTGCCGCTACACCGCTACACCCCTCCAGGAGGCTATATGAACTACCTCGAAAAAAAATGGATGCAGACCAGCTCGGCTCAGGCCGCTCAGCATGGCAACCACAACTTCACGGACGGTGAGCTCGATCGCATCGAAGCCACGGAGGCCTCCGTCTGCCAGGCCATCGAGCAAAACAACCACGATGCCTTCGAGACCGCACTCGACAACTGGGTCAGGTTGACTACCCCGGTACCAGCCTTCTGCGAAACAGCGAAGCGCTCAGGCTTCAAGGGCACCATCACCTTCGGGAACTGCTCGAGGCTCGGAGGTAACGACCTGGTCGTAAGACTCGGAGCACCCCCCAGAGAAGATGAGCTCGGTATCGACGAGCTTCCGGTCCTATACGACCTGGTGGAACACCTCGACGGCCCGGTACCCAGGAGGGTGATGAAAGGACTCGGTATGCTCCGTAAACGGGGATTCTGGCTCGACAGGTTCGTGCCTCAATTTCAGGAGGCCGCATGACATTCGCTATCGATTTTGACGGGACCATCACCACCAATACAGCCATGCTGGCGAAGGACCTCACGCTCAAGCCAGGTGTCAAAGAGCTGCTCCGAGGGCTCAAGGCGGCCGGCCACAGGTTGATCCTCCACTCCTGCAGGTTCGGTCGGGGCCTCCAGGAGATACAGGAACTGGGATACGACCGATGGACTGAAGAGGGACGGAAATTCCTCGAGGCGCACGACCTGCTCTCTCTCTTCGACGAGATATGGGAGAAATCGGGGAAGCCGTTCGCAGACTTCTATCTTGACGATCGCGCCATGACCATCGAGGACTTCGTCATATGGGGCAGAGCGGACAAAGCGTTGTTCTCTCCTTCGAAATCCACCCAGCCTTCGCCCAGTTCTCCATCCAGGGAGGCCGCATGAGCTACATCCCCACAGTCATCGCGATAGACCCCGGAGAGAAGCGCTCCGGGATCGCACTCTTTGTTAACGGTCGTCTCACCGGTGTCACTCACGTCGACCAGGCTGACCAGGTCGTGGCGATCCAGACCATCGAAAAACTGGCCGCTCACGCCGGCGTCGAACCCGGAGAGATCAACCAGGCTGTCATAGAGAACTGGACATACCTTCGTGGCGCCGCGGCCACCAAATCCCTGGCTGCCAGCCAGAGGACGTGGAAGGACGCCTGCAAGCGCCTCTACATCGCCGTGGAGTTCGTCAATTCAAACACCTGGCAGGGTGCGCTCGGTATGGGTGGGACGCTCCCCTCGGCCACAAGGAAATTTCTGGCGAGGAGCGTTGCCGGCAAGGAGCTCGGCAGGGAGCCTCGAGTGATCGACGAAAACGAGGCGGATGCGGTCTGTATAGGCCGGTGGTTTCTTGATGAGTGGTGTTTCAAGCATGCACCCAAACTCGACTGGACCGGGGAAGTGGTTGGGGAGACAGGCGTCAAGTAATGGAACGATTGATGGTAGTCATGACTCACATCATTGTCGTCGCCGCAGTCGTCGCACCATGGGAGGCCGAGGCCTCCTTATGGGCCGTCCTCGCCGGCATAGACCCCGTCGTCGCAGTCGCCGTCGCAAACACGGAAACAGGGGATTTGCCGGAGCTGGGAGAACCATCATCGAGGAAATGGGGTCAAGGTGTGCACCGGGATAACGTCGTCGTCGCAGGAAATTACGGTCGCTTCCAGGTCAACTGCTCCGTCTGGCTCGACGATCTCGGTCTCAACGAATGCACAGATCTCCTCGATAGAGGGGTGAACATACGTTCAGGTGTCCACATCCTCTCCAAATTCCAGGCCAGATTCAAACCTCGAAGAGGAAAGAAGGGTTGTAAGTGTGGCGGCCGCCATCACTGGACAGCCCATTATAACGAAGGGACTCAGGTAGAACCGGGAGGTAGCGGTGAAGACTACGGAAGAAGGGTGGCTCAGAAAATTCGGGGTAGCCGTGTTGGCAAAATTCGTCGCTGACCCCGACGACAGACACCACATCGAGCTCCTCAGAATCACCGATGGCATTGATCGCTCACTGGGTCCACCGGCAAAGGCCTTGTGGCTTCGCCTGTTTCACGCCCTGGGGCAGGCCGGTATCGTCGGGATCATGGCTCACAGGGTCTCCCTGGCCAACGACAACGCCAAGGGCCGTGAACGCGTCCTGACTGCGTTCATCAACCGTCTCAGGGTCTTGTTTCCGGAGTACATCTTCGTGGTCACCAAAGCGCGGCAGTCTCAGGAAAAGTCGAACTCGTCAATGGCTGTCAATTGAGAAGTGGAGGGTGGGGATGACAATGCCGAATGCCGTGAAACAGAGGGTCTTGGTCGGGTGGAAGGAGATCTCAACCTACCTCGGCTTCAGTGTGGATACGGCTCGTCGCAGGCACAAGGCCAGGCCTCTCCCGGTATGGCAGGAGCCTACAGGCACCAACGCACGCGGCAACCGGACGTTCGGCGCCGTCCAGGCTCTCCCGGAGGAACTCGATCGGTGGGTCATCAAGGGTAAGGGTGGGGGCAACGGTAGTTAGACACATGTTTTGTGTGTGAGGTTTAAGGACCATGGATGAGAAGGAACGCCGCGACAAGCGGAAAAAGACACCGAAGAAGAAAGTCATGAAGATGGTGCCGAGGCGCACGGTGATGGAGCGTGTGAAGGGGCGCAGCTCAGGCCGGCCCGAGTGGGTACCCTCGAAGAAAGACATCGAAGAAGCTGAGGAGATGGCTGGCCTCGGTCTCTTCATTTCACAGATAGCCGAGGGATTGGGCGTCAGTAAAACCACCCTTTACACGAAGTTCGAAGCCTACCCGGAATTGTTTGACGCAGTAAAACGGGGACAGAGAAAAGCGATTAGGGATTACGCCAAGTTCCTGAAAGACTTAGCAAAAGAAGGGAACGCGGCAGCGGCCATCTTCTACATGAAGACCCACGGATGGAAGGAGGGGCAGACCCTCGAGGTATCTGGCCCCGGCGGCGCCCCCATCCAGTCCGAGGTCAAGGGCAGTGTCGAGGCCTCAATGACGACGTTCATCGGCGCCGCCAGGAAGGCCATCGAGGACGAGGGCGCGAAGGACGACGACGATGAGTAGACAGGGAAGGTGAGGACGGTGGGGAAGACCCTACGAAAAATTGAGACCCCTGAGGAACGCGTGGCCCGGAAGCTCGCGTTGCTGGCCGCCACGGTCCTGAGCAACCGGTGGATCCCGGGACCTGGCGACGTCGATAGCAAAAACCACTGCAAGCCTACCCCTGAGCAGGCCGAGTTCTACATGTGCGAGGCTGAGGATGTGCTGTTTGGCGGCCAGGCGGGCCCGGGAAAGAGTGAGGCCCTCCTTGTGGCCGCCCTTCAGTACGTGGACGTCTCAGGTTACGCAGCTCTCCTGCTTCGCCGCACATATAAGGACCTGAGCCTGCCCGGTGCCTTGATGGATAGAGCCAGGGAATGGTTGATACCGAAGGGTGTCAGGTGGAACGGCCAGGAGAAGACGTTCACGTTCCCTTCAGGATCAACCCTGACATTCGGGCATATCGAACATGAGAATGACAAGTTCAGCTACCAGGGTTCGCAGTTCGATTACATTGGTTTCGACGAGTTGACGCAGTTTACGAAGACGATGTTCACATACCTACATTCCAGGCTTCGTCACGAAGAGGGTAGCTCCATCCCCAGTAGGATGCGAGCTGCGTCGAATCCGGGCGGCATTGGTGAGGAGTGGGTGTACGAATACTTCGTCAAGCCAAGAGAAGATGGCCGTCAGGTCGGTGAGACTGCATACATCCCGGCCACGCTGGAAAGCAACCGCGAGAACGTTGACATCGAAGATTACCTGAAGCGTCTAAAGAAGCTGGATCCGGTGACCAGGATGCAGCTCATGGAGGGTAAGTGGCGGGTGAAGCCGGCTGGCAAGATGTTTGCGCGGAAGAAGTTTCGACGGATTGCTTGCCAGGACGCGCCAGCGATACACGACCTGGACGCGGTTGCCAGGATATGGGACCTGGCGGCCACCGAGCCGTCTGAAGGCAACGTTGACCCTGACTGGACGCGCGGGCAGTTATGGGGAATGAAGGACGGGCTGATGTATCTGTATGAGCAGGAATCCATCCGCGCGCGACCATATGGCGTGGAGACATTGATTCATGAGACCGCGAAGCGTGACGGCCAGGAAGTGCCGATAGTGATCGAGCAGGAACCCGGCAGCTCGGGGAAATCAGTAATCGAGAATTACCAACGGGGGCTTCCGTCCTGGGCGGTCTACGGTGATCGGCCGACAGGATCCAAAGTGACGCGCGCACGACCGTTTAGCGCTTCTGTGGATGCGGGGATGGTGTATATTGTGGATGACGGATCGTGGGACGTGGATGATTACCTCGACGAGGTGTGTGTGTTTCCGAGTGAAGGGTATCATGATGACCAGGTAGACCCTGGTAGCGCGGCTTTGTCGTGGCTGCCCTGGTTTTTCGATGTCTATGAAAGTGAGAGGCGAATAATTGAGAATGAGCGTCCCGATATTGAGGACGAGCGTTTGTAACTCAAGAAGAAGGAGATGGTGAGATGGCGAAGAAGACGAAGAAAAGTGATGGCACAGTGAACATCCGGACCATCAAGCGCAATGTCGAGCGGGCTGCGAGGATGAGTGCGAAGAAAACCCGCGAGACGACGCAGCAACTGTCAGATGACGGATGGGATTACGGTGGTAAGTTCAATATCCTGGAACCACCGATTGGTCGGGACAGCCTGGCCGATTATTTACAGATGTCCGGGGTGCTCTACCCTACCGTGCTGGCCAAGGCGACTGCTGTGCACGGCATGGGCCACGAATTGGTACGCCGTGGCGACGCTCCGGGGAAGGACTCGAAGGATGATATCGCTGCGAACGACGAGCACGATCGCTTTGACGACTTTCTTTTCTATGCTTCTCCTGACCTGCCGTGGCCAGAACTGCGTCTGCGTGTGGGCATCGACAAGAGCGGTATAGGCGACTCTGCATTTGAGATCATCCGGCCGAGCAAAATGGATGTGGAGGGGGAGGGGATCTCGGGTCTGGAACACTTGCCGACGCACACCCTACGTCTATGCGGGCAGGACTCAGAGCCTATCTTGGCTGACTATTTCAAGTGGGACAGGAAGGATGAGCAGTGGACGAAGGGTGCTAGGTGGCGACGATTCCGCAGGTTTGTCCAGGACATCAACGGGAAGAAACGATATTTCAAGGAGCTCGGGGATCCCCGCTACCTCGACGCGAATACCGGTGAGTACCTGACGACCGAGGACGGTGACGGTGAGGAAATCTACTACAAGAATACCGAGGAAGGTCCGGTGCTGCCGCTCGACGACCGTCCCGAGGACTTCGTCCAGGCGAATGAAATCTACTTCTTCAAGCATTACTGGCCCGGCGAGGTCTACGGGTTGCCCGAATGGGCTGGAAACACGACCGATATCGATGGTGACCGCCTGGCCGCGAAGTCGACGCAGCGATACTTGGATAAGGGCGGTATCGCCAAGCTCATGATCATGGCGAGCGGTGCCCAGTTGACCAAGCGGTCTTTCGGTGTGCTCGAGGGATTGTTCAAGGAGCGTCCGGACGACGCTGAACAGACCGAGGTCATCATCGTGGAGGCGGTGGGGAAGTCGAACACGAAGAGTCCTTCGGGTTCCGGTGCAATGCCGAACGTCAAGCTCGAACTCGAGAAGCTCAACGATCTCCAGCAGGGTGATGCGCTATTCCGTGAATACCGGAAGGATGTGAAGCAGAATGTGCGGGAGGCCATGCGGCTACCGGGGCTCCTGTTCGGTGAGGCAGACGCAGCCAACTATGCGACGGCGTCAATTCTGCTTCAGGTTCTCATTTCTTTCGTCGTGGCACCCGAGCAGGCACTTTTCGACTGGTTCATGAATACCAAGATCCTACCCGAGCTCAACATAAAGCACTGGACGTTCAAGTCCAGGGGGCCGTCCATCCAGGACCCGACGAGCAAGGTGAAGTTGATTGAGATGGCATTGAAGTACGCGGTGATCGGTGACTACGAGACTGCGGTGAAGATGTTCGAGGAGCTGCTGAAGACCGACCTGCCTTTGCCTGACGAAGGGTGGACCCAGGTTCCTCCGGCCGCGGTGGTAGCCGATCTGTTGGCCGGTTACGGATTGCCGACAGGAGACGGGGAGGTTCGTGGCGGTGAAGACGAAGAAGATGACGCCAGCGACGACGGCAAGAAGGTCGAGAGACGGCAGGGGCGGAAGATACCGCTTGCTGTGGACGCGGCTGCCGACCGCCTGGTCGACGTGGTCATGGAAGCTCGCCGGCGCCTTGAGCGTAGGGCTGAGGAAGAGTTGGAGGCTGAGTGATGGCTGACATGAAGTGCCCTGCCGGTTGCGGCTGCACAGAATTCAAGGTCGCGTGGGATGTGGATGAGAACGCGTTGCAGTGCATGTGCGTGCAGTGCGAGCATGTCTTCCTTACTCGGTCACGGTTCTTCGAAGGCCCGCCTCCCAACCTGAACGGCCGACCCTTCCGGGAGGTTACGAAGGAGGCAGCCGAGCGTGCGGGCGCCCGCGCGCATGTCGAGATCAGGAGGGAGACGTGAGGCAGATGATGACAGGTTGCTCCGGACGCGGCGACGCCTCGCCGCTGGAAGTTTTTGATGCACTGGTCTTCGGTTTTGATGTGGGTGACCTGCTCATCGATGTAGAGCGCGCGAAGAAGAGCAGGCCTCGTCGACCGAAATCGAAGCGTGCCGGCGCCAAGGCAATGAAGAGGCTGGACAAGAAGCTTCGCAATGTCCTTCAGCGCGCCTGGGTCAAGGGTGGAGAAGAGGTGACCGAGCAATCCCTGGAGGTCCTGGCAGCCGGGGCGGGCGACGTCACGGAAGCCGAGATCAATGAGCTCTTGATTGAGATCGAGGCCCGTATGGGGGTGGCGCTGGCTACCGGTGTGGCGACCAAGGTAGGGAGCATCCTCACCGAGTCTTATAGCGTGGGACGGCGCCTCTTCGTGACCAGGCCCCAGTTCAACCTCGTGGACATGAAGGCTCAGACCTGGTTGGCCGAGAACCACCAATACTGGATTGGCAAGCATTACGGGGAGCATGTGGGCCCGAAGATTGCGAAGTCAGTCAAGACCAACATCATCGAGGCGGGGTTGTCCAGGGGCGAGGCTGGGAAGGCGCTGAAGGGCATCTTCGGTAACACGGTGAACAGACCTGACCACTACTGGCGAGGCCTGGCCGCCAATGCAACCACGAGGGCGCGGAACTTTGGGGCTGTCAAGAGCTTCGAGGAGGCCGGGTTCGCTTCCCTCGAGGTGGTGGCTGTCATGGACGAGGCGACGTCTGAGATATGTCAGGAGATGAACGGCAAGATTTTCAAGGTCGAGTTGGCATCGAAGCAGCGAGATGATTTGATGGCAGCCGAGGATCCCGAAGACGTCAAGAAGATTGCTCCATGGCCGAAGCTCGACGACATAGAAGGTAAGGATCCCGAGGCGTTGGCGGCCGAAGCTGGTGTAGTTCTCCCCCCATACCACTACCATTGTCGGACGGTTGTCGTGGCCAGTTGAGGTTTGCCCCCCATTTGCCCCCCATTTGCCCCCCATTTGCATGAACTTGCCCCCCATTTGCTACCCCCCCCTGAGGTTGCTTTTCTTTTGTTGATTCAGTTTTCATGAAAGTGACGGTTGGCACACAGACGTGCTGAAGTTCGACGGGGATGGCGACCATGGCCGAGCCTGCACCTGCAGTGATTCCTCCTGCGGACCCGATTCTTGTTGAACGGATAATCTCTGTTCACATCGAGCGTACAGATTCCGAGAAACGGTTGGTCTTCGGTGAGGTTGCCGTCCCCATCGAGCGCTACGAACCCGGCCAGGTGGTTTCCGAAGCGGAGATCGATGGCAAGGTCCATTTTGATGGGCGGTGCTGGACTGCCGGGGACATCGAGACGATGGCCCATCGGTACATCGCGGTCTGTCGCAAGATGGACCAGCAGCACGACCATGGCGACAATGTGGCCATCCCCGTCGAGTCGGGAATCACACGCGAAGAGTCCGAGCATTATTCGATTGGTGGATGGTGGGTCGGTGCAAGGGTAACCGATGACGACGAATGGGAGCGAGTGGAACGTGGTGAGCATACCGGGTTTTCGGTTTCCATCCGTACCAAGGAAGAGCACGTCGAAGTCTTCGTCGAACGAGAGGACGGATCGAAGTACCGCAAGGTCCTGCGATATCTGCGTGATCCGCATCCGAAGTGGGTAAGCCTAGTGGATAAGCCCGCCGCGAAGAAGAAGTGGGTGGATGTGGTGAGGTCGATCACTTCCGATGAGTGGGATGAGACGGAGGTCGAGGCCGCTGAGCTCGAACGCGGCGTATCGGACGAGACCGATCCTCCCGCGACTGACAAGGAGGTCGATCGGATGGAAGACCAGGAAGGCCACCAGGGATTTTTCCAACGATTCATGGACTGGGCGCGCCGCGAGGACCCTGACGCATTCGAAGGTGCGCTGGTCGACCGCCAGGCCCAGTCGTCTTTCGCGGATCAGTGGAAGGCGCAGAAACCAAACTCTGACATTCAGCGCGCCTTCTATCTCCTGCAGGACTGGATCTTCATGTATCTGTGGGAGTACCGGGACAACGGGCTGAAAGGCAATCCCAAGACCGATGTCGGCAAGGCCATCAACGAGTTCAAGGTTGTCGTGCTCGAGGCGGTTGGAACAATCGATCGCAGCGAAGACGGGGGCGATACGCTGGATGGATTCGGCCCGTCAGGACAGAACCTGCCGAGCCTGTTGGCCTACATAGATGACTCCCTGGAGGCCGGCGACCTGGTTGACCGGGCTGGCAAGAAGATCAGTAAGAAGCGGGTGACCGCGCTGAAGGGGCTGCTCAAGCAGCTCAATGAAGGCGCTGAATCTTTGAAGGGCCTCCTCGACGAGGTCGATGATGATGGAGAAGAAACCAATCGAAACGAGGAGGGCATCATGGACGAGGCCACTAAGAAGGAAATGGACGATCTCAAAGATGAGAACGCCAAACTGGTCGAGCGGATCGGCAAGCTCGAGGAGAAGGCCGGCATCGAGAAAGAAGATCCGGATCCGGAGGGCGGCGAGGATACGAACGCGGACGATCCGAAGATCGACCCCGAGGTCCAGAAGGAGCTCGATGACATACGTGGGGTGAACGAGAAGCTCGTGAAGCAGGTCGAACGCCTGGAAAACGCCAGGCCCCCGGCCCAGGGCGGCGACGATGCGACCCGGCGCAAGGACGAACCGACCGAAGAGGAAGTGGAGCGGAGCATGAGCGACAGCTTCATTCGGGGCCAGCTCACGCGGCCGACGATCGTGGATGACACTGACAACGAGGAGGACTGATCATGCCTGCAACACACAGAAAACTGATTGAGCGTGCTACCGCCCCGGCCAAATCGAGCGTCGAACTGGCCAGTGCCGGCAAGCTCCCGACCGAGGTGCTCAAGAGGTACATCAAAACTGGCATCGACCAGTCCGATGTCCTGAGTCGCGTGACCGTCGATCCGATGAAGTCGCACACGAAGGATCTCGACCGCGTGTCGGTCGGCACCCGGATCATGCGGCTGGCCACAGAGGGTGAGGCAGCGACCGAGAAACAGGTCCCGACGCATGCCAAGCGCACGCTGGTGGTCAAGAAGGTCAGGATCGACCACGATCACACCACCGAGTACATCGAGGACAACCTCGAGGAAGACGCGCAGTTCCTGATGGACGAATTCGCCATACAGTTCTTCAACGACGGGGCCGACCTGGCCGTCAATGGCGACGAGGACCAGGTGGGCGATGATTTCCTCAAGATCAACGATGGCTGGCTCGACCTGATCAAGACCGATGCCATCGCTGTCGGCGGGAGTCAGCGGGTATCGAATGCGGGTGGATCCGACTACGCGGCCACCATCTTTCCGGCGATGTTCAACCTGGTGGCATCCAAGTACCTCGCCAGGCTGAAGCAGCTCGGGTTCGAACTGTGGGTCGATACCGCGACGGATTCGGCGTACAAGCGGCAGTTGGCCGCGCGTCAGACGGCGATGGCCGACAGGTATCTGACCGAGGGCGGCAACGCGAAGTTCGAGGGGATCGAGGTCGTCCCGCAGGGATACTTCCCGTCAAACACGCAACTCCTGGTCCCCCCGAAGAACCTGGTCATGGGGTACTACAAAAACGAGTGGAAGGTGAACATCTTCTACGACGGCGACAAGGACCAGTACGAAGTGCATCAGTTCGGACGCCTGGACTTTGAGTTCAAGGTGCCTGACTTGAACATCATTTCGTACAACTACTAGGCCGCGGTCTGTCGGGGGCGAAGGGCGTTTGCCTTCGACGTTTGACAAGGAGGGCAAGATGCCTGCAAAGAGCGAAAGGAAACCCCTGTACAACATTGGCAGCGACACCATCATCTGCGACTTCGACCATCTTCGGATCATCAAGCACGGCGAGGACATCTCGGAGTTCATGCCGAAGAAGATTTACGAACGTCTGCAGGGGGATCCCGGCTTCAGCGAGAAATCGCCGAAGGACAAGAAGAAGTAGTCCCGATTCTTTTCAGTCGAAGACGACGAGGTGATGACATGCGTAGCAAATGGAGCAAGTTCATGGCGGTGGCGGTCATCACGATCGCCTTTTCCGCCACGACTCTTTTCATGGAACGTGACTCGAGGGCGTCGGGCACCTATTTCACTTATCCGGCGAACATCGGGTGGGGCGGATCGTACCTGGACAAGATGGCCACCTACTTTGGTCGGATCGACGACGCAATCGGGGTGGTGACCACGGCCGTGTCCGACCTGATTACCGACCTCGCATCGACAGCGAACGGTGAGGGCGCTTCGATGATTGGGGTCGAGGACGCGGATTCAAATTACGCTCAGGCGACCGTCGAATTGTGTTTTGACGAACTCGCGGACGACGCCTTTACCTTCCAGGGCGTGAAGACCTTCAGCGGGGCCGTCTACGCAGACGGAGGACTGGACCGGTCTGCCGCCGCCGCACTCGCTCTCGGAGGGACAAACGCAAATGCAATCGACGTGTCCACGTCCGGGGTAATGACCACTGTCAAGGGCACGCTCAATGCTGACGAAGCGGTTACCCTGGATTCGACGTTGGATGTCACAGGTGCCGGCGAGTTTGACTCGACCCTGGGAGCAGACGACGATTTCCGGGTGGGGATTGCCGGGGCCACGAACTTCGGAGTAACTGCGAACACCGGGGCCACGACCATCGCAGACACGTTGGATGTCACGGGGGCCGTTGAGTGCGACGATACTCTCGGAGCCGATGGCGACTTCCGGGTAGGAGCCGCTGGTGCATCGAATTTCACTGTGGCCGCTGCGACCGGGAATGCGGAGACTGCGGGGACCTTCACTGTAGGAGACGGGGACCTCATACTCAATGCGACAAATGTGACATCGACAGCCGCGGAGCTGAACGTCCTGGATGGATACACCGGGTCGGGTGCCAATCTGAATACCCTGACGGATGGCTCTGCCGGAGACGCCCTTCACACGCACAGTACCACTTACTACACCCAGGCACTTCTCGGCTCTACTGCCAACGGGGAGGGCGCTTCATATATTGCCATCGAAGACTCGGCTGGCGAGTATGCAGCGGCGGACGTGGAAGGCGCACTTTTCGAGGTGCGCGACGAGGCCGTGCAGTATGCCGACCTTAAGGTCGTGGAGGTTGTGATTGCCCTCGGCGCCGCAGCCGGTTCCAGCGGCGCGGATGCAACGATCGTCGGGTGGACAATCACGTCATGTGTCCCGACGCAGACCAATGACCAGATCATCGCAAGCGTAACGATGGCAGGGAACGGGGCGATCACTGTAACCGTGACCGCCAACGAAACCGCCGAAGCCAAGTTCAACGTGTTCGTGTCGGATTTGTAGCGGGTGGCCAATGGGCGACTACATCTCACTCGCCGATGTCAGGGCAGAAGGCCTTACCGTGGCCATGGCGGACAACGATCGTGTGAATGCGCTGATCGGTGACGTGGAGGCCCGCGTCGAGGATATCTGTCGTACAAAGTTCGCGCCCACCACGACGACTCTGACCATGGACGGCAACGGACTGGACCGGCTGAGACTCCCCGAGTTCTGCTCGGAGTTGACATCTGTGGCCCTGGGCGAAACGGATCTGACTCTTGATGATGATGTGTACCTTCGGGACAACGGGCTCCAGATTGCGCGCCACGACGATGCGGTTTTCGTTGAGGGCCGAGACAACGTCGTGGTCGTCGGTAAGTTCGGTGATACGAATGCCAGCGATGAATGCCCTGCAGAACTCAAGTGGGCGATGCGTCAGTGGGTGATTGAGTTGACTCCGTTCCAGGCAGATCCAGATGCGTTGCAGGACCGGAGGATGGGTACGGCGAAGTCGCATAGGGCGGGAGGTCGTTCGGTAGGGTTCGCGCCTGCGGATGCGCCGTGGTCGGGCAATCCCGAAGTGGACGCCATTTTATCCAGACACCGCTTGCCGATGGCTGCGAGCATTTGAATGCGAGGTTTGATATGGGAAGCAGGAAGCCGATAGCCAAGATCACTGTCCTCGCAGGCCCAGGCCATCCATTCAGCCCGTCTGTCGACGGGAAGGATTGGTTCGGTCCTGGCGTGCACCGTATTTACAACGTCGACGACTTGGAGCGCGTGAAAGCGGCGATACCCGCGCGCCAGATGCGTGTGCGGGAATATCCACGAATACTTGATGTGCCAGGGGATTCCGCGAAACCGAGGAAGGAAAAAGGGACGGACGACAAGCCGCGCGCGGAGGATGGTGAGATGACCGATTCTCCGAAAACCAAGAAGAAGGGTGCGAAGAAAAAGTGAGAAGCCCGCCTTTCATTGGGTGGGTGTGGGCGCAGATCGCACCATCTTCTGACACTCCAACAGACGACCTGGCAAGGGAAACTCTGTCGCACCAGGCGGAGGATGCGTCGTTCTGGATCAAGGCTCAGATCAATGAACGCAAGCGCGTGAGGTCGCCCGGGCCCGGGGGATCTGTGCTTACCGAACGGCGAACCATCCGGATCCGCCGACTGGACGCGGATGCCCAGGGTTGGACTCCGACGACGGGTGACAAGGTGCTGGGCACGAAGGATAGAATGGAACAGCCGATTGATTCGACCGTCTATTACATCCAGGACCCGAAGCGGGATTCAGCGGGGATGACCGCGAATGCCGACTGGGTTGCAGAGCTCGTGACCGACATGCCGCGGAGGAACGCATGAGCAACGAAGACGGACTGGTTGGCGATTGGGATCTGGCATTGAAGGATCTCGACGACCGTAGATTCATGCGGGCTTTGAAAAAGGAGTTGCGGTACGCGCTACGGCGCATCGGTGAACGATTCGTGGCGCTGTCAGTCAAGTGGATTCAGGGGAAGAAGTTCGCTCCGAATAAACCAGCGACGATTGCGCGCAAGGGCACGAGTACTCCGTTGGTGGAACACGGAGATTTATTCAGATCCATTACCTACGATGTGCGTGCAAATGAATTGACTTTGTGGGTGGGCGTCAACCGCCAGGAGAAGAACAAGAAGGGGGATGATCTCGCTAACATCGCGGCATTTCTCCATGAGGGGTACTCCATCAAGGTAAAGAGCGCAGGCAAGGCGGATGGAGTCAAGGCCGTCCCGGCCCGTCCATTCATCCGAGGTCCAATGGAAAGCAGGGAGTTCGATGATTTCGCTGCGAAGGAGTTGGATGGGGCGGTGTATCGGGCATTGATAGCGAGGGCGGCATGACACGGTTCGGGCGATACAGGCTGCGACAGTTGGCCATGCGATATCTGTGGACGATTGTTGGCCTGCCCTACCGGTGGGGTGGCGACGATCTCATCGACGGGCTGGACTGCTCGGGATTGGCGGTGCTCGTGCTCCAGGCTGTGGGATTGATGCCATGGGGATCTGACCAGACCGCAGACGGGCTTCGTTTGAGGTTTTCGAAGTATATACTTGACTCCCCCAGACCGGGGTGTCTTGCGTTGTACGGCAAGCGCCACCATGCAACGCATGTGGGCGTGGTCTGCAAGGTGATTGATGGCGTTCCCTTCATGATCGAGGCAGGGGGCGGTGGCAGCAAGACGTTCAGCCCGGATGACGCGGCCAGACACAATGCATTCGTCAAGCTGGCGCCCGTGCATCGGCGTCCTGATTTCATTGGATACGTAGATCCGTTCATGAGCGTATGAGGAAGGCGAGATGACAGACGGTAAGACACGATCGGCTTTGGCGTGGATGCCAGTCCTGCTTTTATTGATAGGCGGGCTGTCCACGTTCTTCATCCTTCGAGGTCAGGTCGACGCCCTGAACAGCGCGGCTGTAGCCACGGTCGAGGGTGAACCGTTGGCTCAGGTAGTTGTGGGCATTAAAACTACGTTGGAGGAGCAATGTGATTGGCGAGAAAAGCACGAAGAACAAGCGATCAAGGACCGCGAATTCTTCGGTGGGGTCAAAGGTGACATTAAGCGTTTGAAGGATGACGTGAAGGACATCGACACGAAACTCGATCGGATTTTGGAAAAACTCTGAGGAGGACATCATGAGGAAAAAGGCGTTCTACAAGAGCAAGACATTTTGGGTGAATCTGCTGGCTCTGGCCGCAGTGTTCGGGCAGGACGTGCTCGGTTTCAATCTGACCGCTGAGACGCAGGCGAGCATCCTGGTACTGATCAACATGATCCTCCGGATGGCGACGAAGGGACCCATTGAGTGGAAGAGCGGTGACAAGATCAAGCCGAAGGGCTCTGGCATGTTCATCCTCATGGCCGTGCTGCCCGGGATGCTCATGGTCCAGGGGTGCTCCGCTGCGATGTGGTCGAAGTCCGGCACCGTTCTCGGACAATGCCTGTCTCAATGCGGGGTAGTGGCCGCGGACCATCTCGTAACCGAGTGGGTCGGTGGCGAGGGCGTGGACGCTGAAGCAATCGGATGGTCGAGTCTGCCGTGCGTGATAGGTTGTGCTGGCAAGGCCGGGGCTGTGCTCGTGGCCCAGGGCGCGAGCGCGAGACGATATTCACCACTCACAGATTCATTCGAATCGCCTTCACCCGGCGAAATGATTGAAAGGGCGGAGCGTGGGAAGCGAACCCCGCTTGAAATGGCATGTGGGTACAAGGGCAATGGGCCGCCCAGGTGTGCGTTGATGATTTTCGAGGAGTGACCGGACATGGCGGTAACGACTCACAGCGTCGTTTTGTATTGGGGCCGAGATTGGGATCGGGGTCCGTGGGGAGATCCTGTCCTCAGCGGATGTGAAACGATGCCACGGTCACTGGTAGAGCAACACGCTGGTCCCGAAGAATTCCGTGATGCCATGGGGCTGTCCTACGGTGAAACTTCGGGGACGTACCAGACCGCGATCCGGGAAGTGGGCGCGATGTCTTCGTGGGGTCCCGGGCGCATCATCCTGCGGAACGGCAGTCCGACCACCGTGAAATTCCGCGTGACGGATGGGGTCAAGGAGTACTGGTACACCGCAGGGGCGTGGACCGAGGCTACTGACGCTATTCTGCATTGGAACGATCCGGACGACCTCTACGATGCGCTGCCATCGTGGACCGATACGTCTCTCGGATTCATCTTCAAGCTCACACGGACCCTGGCGACTGACGACACGCCAGAAGTCTGCGGGGTCAAGGCGGTCTGTCGCCTGCTTCTGGCTCAGACCACTACGGATGAGACCATCGCTTCATCGTGGATGGACGATTTGATTCACCGGGTGTTCATCCGGCAGATGAAGGTACAGTTGGTGCTGCCCGGGGCCCACGAATTCACGGCGACCGCCGACAACCAGACGGTCATCAACTACGCAGACGGCGTTGACGAATATCCGTATGACGTGCGCGGTGTCGAGGCCGTCTACGATATGGACGGGAGCGGATTCGCAAGCGCGTTGACAGGTACGTGGGTCGGTGGGTCCACGAAGACGTGGACGCCGGATACTCCGTTCACGGTCGGGCATGTGATCCATTCTCGATTCCAATTTCGGCCCGAGATTGCACACACTGCCAACCAGGATCACTTCGTTTCGAAGCTGCCCTCGATATTGGTCGAGAGCGTGGCTAGCGTTCCACGTCGCAAATCATACGGACATCTCATGGTGGAGGATCCTGGCGGTGTGGATGCCGTTGTGGTGGATGAGCCGGAACACAAGATCGTATCTCTCGGCTGTCGCATCGTGACCGTGCGGGCGACTGACCGGGATCGCATCGTGAACAGGATCGAGGATTGGTTGGGGGCTGGGGTGACGCTGCTGTCGCCGTCGAGTTCTATGCCGATCGAGTTGAACCTGGTGGGTGGTATTGACGACGGGAAGGTCATCGGAGATCAGTTTGACGCGGTCTTCGATGTAGAGGCCGATATTCTGGCGTGGCCCGGGAACGAGGTTTCCGGGCATCGTCTGGTGGAACACGGATTGGATTTCGAAGGACAGGGATCTTGGATTTGAGGAGGTAAGACACATGTCATTTCAGCAGTACGGAGCAACAGGAGACGAGGCGGGAACGTCAGCGACTTTGAAGCGACCGCCGAAGCCCGGACGGTCCAGCCCTTATGGACTGACCGGCCATGTGGGAGTGTTCGAGAAGGGGCCGGTGAACAGAATCATGCTGGCCGCATCCGAGGACCTGGCCCAGCGGATATTCGGGGGCGCGAAGGAAATCCAGGATTCGCAGGCGCCGCTGGCGATGGAGGACTTCCATCACTTCGCCAAGGGCGCAGGTGCGTTTTATGGGCTCAGGGTCTCGGACGGCAACGAACGCCAGGCGCTGGCCTATCTCTACAGCCGCGACGTGGACCAGGACTACTTCGCGGGCGCCGAAAACGCGAAGGTCCCGACCCTTGTGGGCACGATCAAGTCTGCCAACGGCGGTCGTTGGGGAGGCCAGAAGAACGTGTACGGCGGCAAAGTGGCCAACGTAGCAGCCGCGATCTCCGGTTCGGATTTCGATACCGGTCTGACAGGGAGCGATTGGCTGTTCAAGACCGACGAACTCAAGGGCGCGACGTTCACCCTCGAGGGCGAGACGAGGACCTGGACGATTGATTCCAATGACGATGCTGGCGTGATCTCCGTCGAGGGCGACTTCGTTGGGGTGACCGCAACGGATGGTCGATGGAAGGGCGTTTTGGCCAACCAGGACATCGACAATCAGCCGCGGGCGCTGTCGGTCAAGGTCATGGACGGAACGGAGGATCCTGACGAGAGGTTCACTTTCGACGTTTACGAGGGTCGATATGTGCGGCGGGCCGGCCCTGATGTGCTTGGCAACCTTGAACTCGACCCGACCGGGGACTACTACCGCAATCTGATCAGGGAGTCTCTCGAGGTCGGTCAATACGAAGTGACCATGGACGAGTCCGAGGAGTTCGCCGGGGACGTGACTCTCGACCAGAACAAGCCTGCCAACTTCGCGGAAATTGCGATTCCGGGCGGGGTCGGTACCAATACCGTTCAGTTCCGGATCATGACGTTCACGAACACCGGGACAGGCGATGGGTATTTCGGCACACTGGTGGATGGCGGAGCCATGGTGCCTCACAAGTTGGTCCTGACCGTATTGGCCGGCGCAGCCACCTATTCCGTGGCAGCCTACGATATCAGTGGGAATCGCCTGCTGGCCTCTGGTCTGACTGCCGGGACTATCGGCGTGGCTTACGCTGCCCCGCATACCTTCATGTCCGGACACACGCTTAGCAATGGCGGAACGCCTTATATCGAAGGTGATGTGATCACCGTGTACGTGAGGCCCCTGCCCACCGGGCTGAACGCCTTGGGATGTTGGTTCCATCCCTATGCTTACGGTGCGACGGGCACGGGTAGCAAGGACGTGACGACCCGGTACCGGGTGATGAGCAACACGTATGACACGATCACCCTGGGACCGAACGAGGATGTGAATGCGGTGGTGGCCGAACCCGAACTGCCCGTGATCGTCTCAACCACCGACTGGTCCGGGACGCTGAACACTCTGGGCCTGACATTCAAATACAAGTTGCAGGGTGCGGCCGAGCAGACCCTGACGATGGTGGGTCACGCGGCGCAGACCCTCGCCCAGGCCATCGTGGAGCTGGAAGCACTGGACCTGGCCAACAACGACGAGTTGACCTTTGGCACCTACACCGACGCGGCAGGTCTCACCTATCTCCAGGTGACCGCCGACGACGATAAGTACGGTCCCTCGTACTACATGCAGGTCACCAACGGGACACTGAACGCCGTGTGCGGTTTCACGAACGACGAGACCGACTACGGCACCACCCCGACCGTGGGGCGCCTGGAGTACAAGCAGGAGTTCGAGATCGGGCGTGATGGCCATGCCGATATCGCGGCAGCGCACTACATCGCGGCATTCGACACAGGTTCCTCACCCATCCTGGACCTGACATACGAGGACATCGGATGTCTAAAGCTCGGCTGTCCCGGAGTCACGACTGCGACGGTCCAGCAGGCGGGCCTCGACTTTGCGAAGGAATTCGGGTGTGTGTTCCGTCCGGAGATACCGTCCACCGTGGCAAACGCGATGGCTGCAAGGAAGTGGATCAAGGACAATCTGACGCCCAACGACTACATATTCCCGGCCTTCCCGAGCTACGGGTACCTGGCGGTCAATCCGTTCGGCGGATCCACGAAGTACTTGAACACATTTACCGGTGCCATCCATGGCATCGAGGCGGACTATGCCAGCCGCAACGAGGGCTACCAGAAGCCAGCCACGGATACAGAGGCATTGCTGACGCCCAGGTATTCCAGCCTGCCGACCGACCTGGATAGCGGCAAGGCGGTGGCCCTGGACAATGCGATTCTCAATGGATCCGGCATCCAGGAGATTCGCCACCGTGGGCCGTCCATCTGGATATGGGGCGACCGTGGCCCGGGCCTGAACTTCAAACGCCAGTGGAAGCATAAGATGGAGTGTTACTTGCACATCGTGCGTGAGCACCTGGCGAACGGCGACCCCCTCGCGTTCAAGATCACGGACGGCGAGGAAGGTGAGAAGACCAGACAGAAGGTCATGGGACTTTCGCGGTCGTTGATGCTCCCGCACGTCAATGCTGCGGGTGGCAATTGGTTTTCCGAGGGACCTGACATCAAGTGCGACGACGAGACGACATCGCAGGTTGATCTCGACGCCGGGAAGCTGATCTGTGCTACCAGCTTCAAGATCGTGAACACGAACGAAAGGACCGAGTTCCATATCGGTGAAAACGGTCTGGTGTACTGAGGATAAACGGGGCGTGGCCCCATGAAACGGAGGTAGAGAAATGAGTGGACGCGATCATGGGAAAGGCCATGCAAGGTCGAACAAGTTCATCCTGAGCGTCGGGGTAGGAGGGTTCGAATTGCCCTTGGTGACGATTGGTGCGATTGGTGACGAAACCAAGATGTTTGGTACGCCCGACGGTCGCGAGCATTCGTCGGGTGAATTGGGTCCTGCGCGGCGGACGCCGTTTTCGATGTTTGGTACCGATCTCGGTGCAGTCCAGTACCTGCTCGAGTGGCGCAAGGACTGCAAGCTGGACAACGCGACGGCGAGACGATCTGCACAGCTCATGAAGCTCGGCCCCGACAAGAAGGTGGTGAGCTCGTGGTTCATCGAAGATGCCCAGGTCCCGATGCTCGACGAGAGCGAGTCGGACCAGGAGAACCCGGGCGCATCGATGCTCACAGGCGAGTTTTCATTTTACGGGGTCGAGAAGACTCTGTGATTTGATGGAGGTGCTCCATGGCCGATGCCAAGGTGAAGACGGTCGCGGAGCTCCTCGGTGAAGTCAAATCCGAGGAGTACGCGTCGACCCACGAATTCACTGCGACGACGTTGGAAGAGCAGGGGCCGAATCTGCTGATCGGGCAGGAATCCGGTGGCCAGGTCCTGCGCGCGTTTTCGTTTCGCAAGCCAGATTTTCGGGTGGAGTTGGAAATCGGTGAGATCAGAGCCGATCCACAATTCCGTGGCCAGCCTGCAAAGCTGACTACCGCGATACTGGCGAAGGCACTGGACTCCCTGATCGACAATCCTGCATTCGACGACGAGATCAACAAGGGGCAGAAGGGCGAGCAGTTACGCCGCCTGGCCGTAGGTAGTTTGTGCTTCGCGGATGTAGCGTACCTCTGTCTCTATTGGGCGTTTGTGCGTCGGATGTTCAGGCGTGATGTCCCAATCCCCCTCCAATTCCAACGATGCAAGTGCGGCGCCCGCAACGACGAAGGGCGACTACGTATCGGTGAGGCCAGGATTGCCGCATGGGACTGGGAGGCTGGCGCGCCGCCCAGGGCGGTGGTGCACATGTCGGATGCGCTCTCTGTCGGCAATCTGATGGCCAGGAAATTCGTGGTCGGACCTCCTTCGTGGAGCAGGTGTCTGTGGCCACTCGACGCGAAGGACACCGATAACGAGGCGAAGGTGGACCTGTATCTCGGGGCAGGGTCGGTGGTGGCCGGCGACGACGGTGACGAACATGGGCCGTGGGGGAAGCAACGCATCGAGCAGTTCGTGGATATGCCGACGTGGGACATGGAATCTCTTGCCGAGGCTGCGCGGCTGACCGGGGGCAACATCCAACCGATCGTGCCGTTTGAGTGCCCTGAGTGCGAGGAGGATCAGTACCTGCCCCTATCAATGAGGGACTTGGGAGTGGGTTTTATTTGAGCCTCCTCGGGGGGATGTCCTTCGAGGATTTCTACCGGGAGGCTGACATGGTGATTGCGTTGCGGGGGATATCGTTGGAAGACGTGAAGAATATGACACGTGACCAACTACTCACGGTGCATGAAACCATGTGGGACAACCAAAGCGATGTGATCAAGGCTTCTGGCAGGGTGATTTTATAGATGGGTGCCGGACCACAGAAAGGCCCTAGACTGCTCGGATTCATGCTCGGTCTGATCAAGGACCGGGAATTTCGTCAGGGCATGAAGCGGAGCCGGAAAGAAGTCAAGGGAATGAAGGGGGACATGCAGGCGGCTGGCAAGGCTGCCGGTGGCTTCGGCCGGATGCTCAAGAAGGGCATGGCCCTCGCTGCTCCCCTGGTCGGCGTCATGGCCTTCCGGAAGGCACTCAATGAAGGCGTCCAGGACATCAAGGCCCTGACCAAATACGGGACATTCCTGGACCCGTCCGTCAACGCATTCGAGAAATACACCGGAGCGGTCACTGCCCTTGAACGAAAGATCGGTGTGGCTGACGAGATCCTGGCCGATGCGATGATCCGGGCGAAGCAGGCGGGGATCGCAGAAGCCGATGTCATGGACTTCGTCACGAAGAGCGCCACGCGCGCGGAAGCTACCTTCCAGGACGTGGGCAATCAGGTGGATGCCACCACATGGATTATGAACAACTACGGGAAAACGCTGGAGGACGTGGACGAAATCCAGGGGGCATTGTGGGTTGCTTCTCGCATGGGTGCCAGCGAGGTCGGCGCATTGGGTAAGGCGGTCGGTATCGCAGGTTCGGCGGTCAAGGAGTTGGGGCTGGATTACAAGGAAACTCTTGCAATGGTCGGCGTTTTAGGTACCCGTGGATTCAAGGGCATGCGTGGTCTTATGTCCATGACCAGTTTCTTGTCCAAGGTGGCCAAACCTACACCGGAAGCTCAGGAGGAGGCCGCGCGCCTTGGATTCTCGTGGGATGTGGAAGACATCAAGAAGATGGGTTTCCAGTATTGGTTGATGACCGTGACCGAGGG